CGACGGATTATATCCTTCTTCTACTAGTTTACGATGAATTGAGAAAGATGTCAAGGTCATTGGTTCATCTTCACCAAACCATTTGTTCTTTTCCGCCCACGCTTCAGCTTTAGGATCTGGTGGTGGGGGTGGTGCTGCTTGAGGTTGCATTTGTTGAGGATTAGGCATTTGTGGTTGGTTAGGATTAACCCCACGTGCCTCCATCTCTTTTTTTAACCTTTCGCGTTGAGCTTGTGTAGATTTTACACGTTCAGATTCTATTGCTAAACGTGCTAGTTTTTGTTGTGCATCTACTTGTGCATCACTATCACCTAACTCTACTGCAGCTTTTAAAGCTTTTTTAGCCTCTTCTGTTTCTGCTTCTACACGGCTAGCAAACTCAGTTACATATCCGGTGTCTAAATTACGAGCTTTTTGACGCATTTTTTGAGCATCTTGTTGTACACCTTGTGCATACTGTATAGCTGCTTGTTCACGTCTTTCTGATTCACGTACTCTTTTTGTTAATTTATCAATACGGGATTGTACTTTTTTCCCGTAATCTTCCATCTCACCTTCCGAAGCTGTTTCTTCAATAACAACTTCTTTAGATTCGTTGACAATATCTGGTTCTTCCTTATTAACTTTAACATCAGTATCATCTAATGTGACATCCACAGTGTTTCCAGTAGAAGGAAGATCAACCATCTTTTCATCGGCTTCGGCTTGCGTTTCTATTGCAGGCATATTTTACTCCTGTTT